CTCGCCATTCAAGCGAGCAGACAAGTATTTCACGTGCGGGTGATTGATAGGCTCAAGCGGCCTGTGATCGTGACCGATGCGGGCAATGTATGGATCGCTGAAAAGATCATTCAGCGAATATAAGTCTTTGATGGGCTCTAGCGCCAGTGAAACCACAATCACTCCTTAGCAATTTGTGGCCGCTGGTCGCCTTATTCACTCAGCTTGATGAATTTTCGCACAAAAATACAGCAAAACAAGGTATGCAATTTTTACATAATTATGCCGTCACTGCTTTGATAACAGCAAAATTGAACACTGGTTGTTCTGTCGTTGTTCCGCCAGTAGTGGCAAACGTAATCTTAAAACTTCCCGCTGCCACGTTTGTCACGTGGATCATGTAAAGGTCAGTGCCTGACTTTTGACACACCTTAACAACATCAGTGGATGCCACGGTGCTATTTGTAACCGTAAAACTTTGCCATGCTGTTGTTCCTGCCGCACTAACTAAAGTGATTGCGCCATTTGTTTTGTTAAGCGTGACACCTTGGGTGCGGGAGGTTGTTTGCGTTACAGCGCCGCCTGATCCTGTGCCGTAGCCTATCCCGCCGGATCCAACAGCAATGACACTTTGAACTCCAGATAGGCTGTTTACATTCTTCCAATAAGGCCCTGCGCTGTCATATTGAAGAATGTCATTGTTGGCGACAGAAGTAATCTTTACATTGTGAAGCTCGTCGAGCTCGTACCCGTTATCAACCTTAATGAAGATTGATCCGACTGTGGCATGAACACGTTCGATGAACCCGAGGATCACCAAATGATTTGGCGCGACCGGCTTTGTTGTTGTCCATGCACCGGAAGTTGTTGGCGAAAGATAGACGGTATCTCCGGCAATTGTTCCGAACGTATTTAATTTGTAAATCGGCCCGGATATTTGCACCCAGCCTTCGCCGCCAGCTGTGATGGTTTCTGCCACGAACCCGATGGTGTGTGCTGAGTTTGCGTCGCTGTCTGCCTGCGCAAGCTTCACGGCAACGCGATTACCTTGCGCGCCAGATATATAAACAATCTTCCCTTTTGTCAGAGTTGAGGCGGTATCGTTATAAACTCGCGCGTATTCCTGCTCCCCTATCAGGCAATCAACATTGCCGCCTTTAAGGTTTAGGCTTAACGTGCCATTTCCATCATCCCAATAGACCGTCCCTGGCGTAACGGTGCCAAGCGTTGGAGTGTTGTCGAATCCGACGTAATCAATACCTGTGGCGCGCCCGTTTGTTATCGTCGGGTTTGTGAGTGCGGCATCCGTTGCGAACACAAGAGAGCCAGTTCCGGTTTCGTCCGTCACTGCGGATGCTAAATTTGCGCTGCTTGGCGCGCCTAGGAATGTGGCAACACCAGCGCCTAATCCACTTACGCCAGTGCTGATCGGGAGCCCTACGCAGTTTGTGAGCGTGCCAGATGCAGGAGTTCCAAGAACTGGGGATGATAATGTCGGACCACTTGATCGGACAACATTCCCATACCCGGTACTGCTAACCCATTCCGGCGCATCGGCTGCTAAATTGACCTGCAAAACTTGCTCATATAAACCAATCGGCAGAAACGTTGTTATTCCTGTGCTTGATTGATATGGAATTGACCCTGGACCGCCCCCGGCAAGTTGTGGATTGTTTGCCGCTGCAAACAGGTTTTCAAACTGCTTTATTTGTTCATTGTCTTGCAAAAATGATGCAAGCTGATCGCGCGTCAGGTTTAAAAGTTTTTTAACCATTAGAACGCCAGCGCCTCAAGTTGAGCCTCAAGCCTTACAAATGATACATGCGATGCGCTATCGCCTTGAAAGCGCTGGATACGCCAGTTCTTCATGTGCCCTTGCTGAAACCATACAAGGCGCTTCACGCGGTCGCCAATTTTCCCCGCGCTGATGTATTTTGATTGGCTCCACACTTGCCCATCGACTGAATAAGACGTGCTGATCTGCGGGTTATCAGCAAGCGCCACGCGGCCAGTAAGCGCCACCAGTTCAAGCTGATTGAAGATCGCGCCTTTGCCTTCTGCGTAAATGATCGTGGTGCCAAATTCCCATCGCACCGTCTGCCCGAAATGCGAACTAGTTTCCTGCGCCATGTAGCCCACCGTCGTGCTGGTCGGGTCGCCAACAAGCCAACGGTTATAGGCCCACACAAAATTCTTTGCCCGGTATTGGCTGAAGCCTGCCAGGGAACTTGTGAGCGTGAACCACACCGGCTGGCCGATTGTTGGCGTCGCAGCCGCATCAAAAACAATCGTGCGGTCTGGCAGATGCACATATAAGTGCTGGTGATTTCGGTCGTTTCTCGCCTCAAGTTTTATTCCCGCAAGCGTGGCCTCGTCGTAACCCAATAGAATCTCGTCGATTTCTTGTGTGCTGATCTTGTTGGCGGTAGCGTTGCCAGCTACATAAACGCCCGGCGCTTCATTGCGCCCGCCACCTACAAACGCGACTTGCTCCACGAACACACAGCAAGCATGCGTTCCTAAAGCCCCTTTTTGCACTTGTGCGCCGTCAATGCGCTGGAAGGGGAAAAAATCACCGCCGACGTTATCGAACACCTCAATGGTGTTTCGGTTCAGCGCATAGACTTCGTTGCGCAGCTTCAAGAGCGCCACAACGGGATCTGGGTCTGCCTCACTTGCGCCATATTTGAGCGGATTGACCTGTGTCGGGTCTGAGAGTTCCGTTACTACTAAAAACTCGCCATCCGTGGTCATGAAATAGCCATCCACCCAAACCACATCCAGCACAGTGCCAAGGTCTGGATCTGTCACTTGCGTGAGCGTTGATCCATTCCAATAAAACAGATTTCCGCCGGATGCAATCGCCAGTCGGTCAAGCTGTAATCAAACGTGACAAGACCAGTGCCGCCAACATCGCCTAGCGTGGTTACAGTTCCGGTCGCAGATACTTCAACCAGCTTCGTGCCCATGACACGATAACAGGCGCCTTCCCAATTTATTCCACCTCGATCAATGCCGGGGCCCGTCCCATTTGAGATGAGTCCGTCAGCAGGCCTCAGATACCCTTCGCTGATCCCACTGCTCTTTGGCACTGGCATCATATTTACCGGGTAACTGGTGCGCAGGTCTGGCCCGTTGTCGGTGTAGATGCCGCCAATCAGTGGGATCTGCATTTGCTCACCATTTCACCTTATTGGCCCAATATGCCGCGCTCATCTTGCCCTTGGCAATGTTCTCCGCGTGCCGCGCCTTGAATGATTCGCGCCGCGACTTGTCGGCTTTTGATTCGTCCTCACGCTTTGGTGATCCACTAACGCCTTGCTGCCCAAACCTGATCGTCTTGATATTGTCGCCTTCTTTAGCAACAACCACATGCGATTTCGTCGGGTGAGACGGGGTTTTCTTAGGTTTGTTATAACCTTCAACGCCAGCACGTTTTAAGCGCGAATCTTGTTTCATTCCATGCTCACTGTCGGAAACCACGCAGGATCAAATGGCTCGACCGTATAGCCAATCACACCATCCAGCAGCGCATCATCCGGCTTTTGAAACACCCATTTGCCTTGCAACGTTTGCTGCGCTACAGCCCACGCGGTTGTGTGCCCTGCTGTGGTGTTTTTCACGCCGGTCGCGGCGTTTTTGCCAAAGACAGGGAAATGCCTATTGCCCGCATTAACCTGCACCGCCTCATCTGGCGTCAATTCATCTTTGGGCACCACTTGCCCGGTCGCTACATCAAGCAAATCTGGCGAATCAACAGACTCAACCATGTTTGAGTAGATGGCTTCAAGAGCGGTTTTTGCTCCCGCTTCGGTTTGGAAAACCAGGTAGTCGGTCATTATGCGTAGGGTGGTGCGTTTTTATATGGATGATCTGACGGCATGCTTGCTACCGTCCCCCATTTCCATGCTAAGTAACCTTCAATTAGTTGTCTGGTAGCGATTGAAGCATTTGAATGCAAAACAATCGCCTCAGAGAATGCAATGTTGCCGTAACGATTATTATTGACTATGTCACCGCCGATTGACTGTTGCGCGGCAAGACTGTTTCTAACAAACGGTGCTACATAATTTTCCAGAACAACACCATTTCTCACAGCAGTAAGTGTAGATATTGCATTGTTATACACAACCGAATACATGTTGTTCTCGCCAGCCGAACCCCCCAAAGCAACCCCGGTTCCTGCCCACCAATTTCCAAAAATACTACTCCCGATAACACCTAAATAACATGCAGACCCTGATCCCCCAGCGCCACCGGCTCGGCCAAACATTATCATGTCAGCCATTACGTTGATTCTTTGAACCACGAACATGGAATAATTAGCATTTCCCGCTGGAACAGATCCATCGACCATGTTCAAAAAATCATTTACACCATCAAACGAAAGCGTCGGTTTGTTGTTATATCCAGTACTGCTATATGTCGGTTGGTTTGCCGCTGTCGCCTGTTCCGCGTTACGCCCATTACCAGACTTATCCCGCCACTGGCTTACCGTTAAACCATTGAGCGTAATCGTATTGGCGTCGGCAGCGTCTAGCCACATGGCGGTTTGTATAAGCGAAGGGGTCCATGCTGGACGGCCACGCCCATAAGCCATCAAACGAGTAGCACGTAGCTGCATATTATGTCAGCTCTGTAAGTTCAAGAGTCCCATCAGTACCACCAGCACGAATAACAGCTATATTCGGTGTTGCAGGTAGCCTAAGATCAACTCGCTCTCCATTGGCAACAAAATGAGACGTTGAGGCATTAGCAGTTTGCGAGGTGCTTCCGATGGCATACCTAATATCGGCACCACGTGCAAAAATGCTAATTCGTCGGCATGTTGTGGTCAGTGCCGTGTTTGCGCTTGATGCACCTGCTGCCAATTGCCGAGCGACGGACGGAATTCCTAACGGCTCGCTTGCGACTCTTTCAGCCCAAGTTCCATCGTTCATATCGACATTGCGTCGCGCAACGTCGTTGTAACTCTTGATGATGTCTGCCATGTTTCACCCCCTGAAGAATTATGGCTTGATTAAAGTTTAACCGATACGCCAGTTTGTGCCATCGCAAAATACCGGCACAATATTCGCCCCACCGCCGGCCACAATGGCGCCAATTCCTGCGGTTAGCGTCTGCGTGGCATCGGTCACAGCTGCCCGAGCGCCTGCCCCGGCAACGGCGGCAGAAGGCAGGTTTGCGACGGTTTTCGTCGTTACCTTGGCATAAGTCGAAAGCGTGATAGTTTCCGCTTCGACATCCACGAAAGCGCCTTCCATGAATTCGCGCACCGTGTTGATGCTGGCCTTTCGCGCGTCGCCGTTGTCGTTTGAATACACGATGAATTTGTCCGCTGAAGTAACTTCGTTCAGCGTCGACAATTGATTGATGGTCGGCATGGTATGCCCTCAGTTAAGTTCGATTGTGCCGTCTTGGCCTGCGAGCACCTGCTCTTCCGGCCCCGGCAAGAATACGTCATACATCCACGGCTTGTTCCCCGCCCCTGAAGGCAGCGTGTCGGGAAATTGTTGCTCTGGCGGCATGGCAGCTTTGGCGAGCAGCGTGTCATAAGATGACTTTGCGATCGCCAGCGTTGCCGGCATCAGCTGCTTTCCGTATGACGGAGCGAGCCTGACCGCAAGCCCGGTGATGACCGCTTGGTTTGCCATGTCTGGCACGTAGGTTTGCTCGTCAAGGTCTGACTGCTGCGGGCTTACTGACAGCGGAAACCCGACCCTGATTCCCTTCCCGTTCCAATCTGCCATCATCGCGTCTAGCCTACGCAGCGCGCTCTCGAGCTGCTGCGGCTGAAGGTCGAAAACATAGGATGCAAGCCCGATTTCTTCGAAGGCTGCTTCGATAAATTGGCGCTTGCTGTATCCCATCACTCACCCCTCAAGACTTCTTCGATTTTTTCGAGCAATTTTCGGTCGGTCGTGCGGCCGTCAAACTTGATGCCGAGTTCGTTGGCTTTTTGCTCAAGCTCTTCGCGGGTTGGAGGTGCGTTTTCGTCTCCGTCGATGATTTTTTTTTCTTCGGCGGAATCAACATCTGGCACAGAGTTCCCCACAGATCCATCAAATTTCACCGGATGCAGATAAATCGAAACAGCTTCAACGAGGCTTTCTGACCATCCGTCATCAAGCGCTACGCGAAGTTGCTCATCGTCATTGACTCCGAGCGAATCATACGTGGTTCCATCAGGCCCAAAATGCGCCCCAGGGCAACGATAGACCAGTGCAGGATAATCCATCACTTCCCTTTCTTCGCTGGGGCCTTGCTTGGCTTGCCTGCTTTCATCGCAGCGGTACGCGCGGTCGAAAGCGCAATTGCTACGGCCTGTTTTTGCGGTTTGCCTGCCTTCATTTCTTTGGAAATGTTGGAGCTGATGCTTTTCTGAGAATAGCCTTTTTTCAGCGGCATTTTTATCCCTTTGAGGAAAGCCCGAGGATTTCTCCACGGGCTTATTTTACAGCTTAGGCAATGCGGTAGGTGACGAACGTATCAGCAGCGGTTTTGCGCACGCGGAAACGCGCGGCAGCGCCCGACGTGCCAGCCGTTGCAGCTGCGCCAACGATGGTCACATTAGTGTTGACGGTAATCGTCAGCGCGAATGCAGCCAAAGTAATCAGCGAAAAGTCAAAACTATCGCCAATCGCAAACTCGGAGGCTGCGTCAATTGCTGAGCCTAGCGGAAGCTGGATGCTGCGCGCTTGGGTCGGCGTTGCGGTGACAATGCCGGAGAGCAACGAGGCAGCAGTGAAAGCCATCGATGCGCCGTCAGCAATGTTCGTCGGATCGCCCTGCACTTGGTTATTCAGGCGCAGCTGCTGCACTTGAGGTGCAGTGCCAACCTCGTAATAAACAGGCTGCGAGCCCACGGATTCGACCACAATCGTTGCGCCAGTCGAGTAGGAACCAAACACAGTTTGGCCGTTCGTCACGGTGCCAATCAGCGTGGTTTGATCGGGGTAGTTGGGAAAACCAAGGGTGCGCGACACTTGCGCCTGGCCTTGGGTAAAAACGGCGATCGACTCGCCGGCCGGGATGGTAACAGTGGCTTTGCCATTGACTGCAATAACGTTCGACATGGTAATCCTTTCAGAATGTAGAGAAGGCCGGGTTACCCCGGCCAGTCATGCTTAGGTTTGCGAGAACATGATCACGCCGGACATTTCGGGCTGCTTATTCACAACGCCGAACAAGGTGTCCAAACGGTACTTGGTCTTCATCGTGTTAATGTCATATTGCTTCTGCATAACCAGTTCGATGCCCTGATCGGTCGAGGCACGCATCACAGCGGCGCCGGCATCCTGCGGCACTGCATAGCGGCCCGGAAGGATTTCCAGGGCGTCGCGCTGCCAGAACGGGTTGATGAAGTTGGTAACGGTGTTGAGGAACACGATCGCGGAGTTGCTCGCCACGGTGTTAGCCACGACGTTTTGATACTGCGCTTCGGCATCCGAGCCGCCCTGATTGCTGATGATCGGGGGGCTGATAACAAGGGTGGTTGCAGACGGCACGCTGATGACGCGGAAGGTCTTCAGTTGGCCGGTGTCGCCCTTGGTGATGTGATGGACAGCGTTGAGGCCGGCAATGGTGAAGGCGTCGCCCGCAACCACGCTGGTGGTGCTGGAAACCGTGATGGTTTGGAAACGGTTGTCGACGTTCGCGGTTTCGCCAGTGGTCGCGACGGAGGTAGCCCGCGGCACGTAGTAGTTACCGGCAGACGCGCGGGTGTCGACGGTCAGGCCAGCACCACCAGCGGCAGCGATCTTGCGGTTGGCGTAGTCCAGCTTGTAAGTGCCGAAACTGGCCATTTCGCCAACAAACGCCTTACGCAAGGCTTTATCGCTGATCTCGTTGCCAAAGGAGCGGGAAGCCTTCGAAAGATCGTTCGCCATGCCATTGTAGTCACGGGTCGAAAGGGCAAGGTAACGGTCATAAGACGGCACGCCTTGCTCGTTCATGATCGCTTCGCACTGCGCCACATCGTCAAAGCCAGAGGCAGTCGAGGCGCGCTTCACAAACAGGGTGCCTTGATTGGCAGCCACGTTCATGATTGCCACGTTAATATCGCTCGCCAGCTTTTGCTTGGCAGCGTCACCGAGACGACCTTCTTGCAGGCTGTCACGCAGTTCAGTGGCGGTCATCACCCACGGCACAGACTTTGAAAAGCCGATGGTCGCGGGAACAGAAAGCTGCGTGAAGTCATCAAAGTTGCTCGACTGATCGGTGCCGTTGTAGCTGGTGGCGATGTAGGGCTGCGGACGCCAGATAATGTTGTTGGTGCGCTCCATCATCGATTGGTCGGTGTTATACACCGCGACGTTTTTGGACAGCACTAAAGCGTCTTGAAACCCTTCAAGGATATCTTCGAACGCGACGCGCTCTTCTTTCGAGAAACTATTAGCCATGATTTAAAACTCCTGATTAGTTTGATTTTTGCCGAAGTTGGCGCTTATACGCCATCACCTTCGACATGTTGCCGGTTTTGGCCGCTTCTTCCCGCAGCCGTTCAAGGGTTGAGTCCACCGCACCGCTCAGACTGCCAGTGCCTTTCACAGACCTTTCGGGCGGCGGCGCTGCCTTGCGATTCGTCACTTTCAATTGCGTCTCCAGTTTCGCGACCGCGAAGGCAAACTTCACGGGGTCTTTAATGTCAGCAAGCTCTTTTGCGCGCTTTGGATTCTTGCCTAGTGCATACACAACCAACGCCGGGTTTTCTGCGCCTTGAAGCATTACGCCCTGCTGCGTCACGTTAAACACTTCTTGAATCGCCATCTCGGCGTCATCAAAGTCTTTAACACGCAGGCCGGCTTTTGCCTTTCCGTACGCATCAAGTTTTGCCTGCCATTCTTGCTGTTTTACTTCCTCAGCTTTCTTGGTTTGCTGTGCCTGCTCATCGACTTGGCGTTTCCGCTCAAACCAATCTGCAAGCGCGGCTTCGTATTTCTCCGCGTCGTAATCGTGGGCTTCAAGCGTCGGCTTTGCCCCCAGCACAGCCGGCTTAGTCTCGGTCTGCGTGGTTTCTAGCTTGGCCTGCAATTCACGATTCTGACGCTGCAATTCCCGGTGTGACTTGCGCAACTCTCGCACCCATTCCGGTGCGCGCTGTTCTTGCTCTTGAGGTGGCGTTTCCTCACCGATTGAAACGATTACTTCGTCGCCGCTTTCCTCTTGTGCTTCGGTTTCCGGTTCTTGGTCGGCGTCGGTATTTTGCTCGTCGCCCACTTGCTCAAGTTCCGGTTCCTGCTGCACTTCGATTTCGTCGGTTACTTCGTTTTCGTCCTCTCGCTCTGCCGTTTGACCCATTTAAGACCCCATAAACTCACCCGAGAATGGCCGGGTGGATGCCGTTTTTCAATCTTGATCCATTGCAAAAACTGGCGTTCCAATTGCGACAAGAGACGCCGCAGCAGCTTTTGCCGCAGATGGGCTGGCCGTTTTTAAGAACTCTGATATTGCTGCACGTTTCGCCGTCATAACCCCGACGCCTTTGCTAAAATCTTTATCTGATTTCAATATAAGAGCCAAAATGTCGCTGTCTGCCATGTTAAATTGTTTCCCGTCAAATTTTATTTGCCCGAGATTTTTTATTTTTTTGTTTGCTATTTTTGCCTCTGCTTTCCACAGTTCTGAAACCAAGGGAGTTCCGGTTAGCCCTGCATAATCAAATTGCACAACAGGAACGCCGGTTCTTACTCTTGACGAGAGCTCGTTTCCTATTTTTCTGATTTCATTGATGTCTGTTATTCCGGCAGGGTCTGGTGCTATTTGTTTTCCATTGTTTGCCGCCCAATTTAGGGCAGCTTGATAAAGAACCTTGCCTCCACCTTCTGCTGTCCCTTTGGATTTTGCCTCAAGCGATCTTATGAACGGGGTCGCACTGTTTGCGCCGTTGATTGTTATCGACCCGGTTTTTCCTTGCAAAACGATTTTGTCGTTTTCTTTTTTTGCTATAACGCCAAAATTGGAAGCAACGTCTTCGATATTTTTTGCTGCACTTCCTTTGCCAAGGAGTAACAAATCTTGGCCTGCATCAATAAATGATTGATATGTTTTTTCGTCTTTTGATTTTAGAATTGCGTCCCACCATGACGGCCCAGCCGCTTTAGTGTTCAGCGGCTCACTGATTCTTTTTGCCCATTCAGGAACCTGTCTGGCCGGCGAACTTGAAATTAACTCCTGCTGCGCGGCGATTAAAGAAGAAAGTCTCCTTTTTGCATCCGAAACGGTTTCTCTTGTTTCGCGTAGTGCCCGAATCTGCTCTTGGTTCAAGCCTTCATATGATATATGTTCTGGCGGCATATATCTTCCGGATGGGACTGTGTATTGAGTGCTAGTTCCGGTCGGAACAAAACTAAATTCAGCCAATGTTCCTTGAGGTGCCTCACCGAAAACAGGCCTTCTTCCTGTAATTGTTGCCGTTCCCGTTGGAAGCTCAATTGTTCTTGATATTTCTGATCTTGCTTTTTCTATATCTTGCTGGAGTGGAAGATTCCCAAACCCTTCCGATTTCACCGGAAAGTTAAAAATATCCGCTACTTTTCCGCCGCCCTTAACTGCCCCAACAAGCGCAGCCCCGCCAAGCGCGGCCCCTTTTGCCAACCCTGAAGGCGTCGGAATCGCCATTGAGGTAATAAATTCCTGCACAGGCGCGCGCGCTGAGCTCACCAAGCCAACATCCTCAAGCTGCTTTCCGATCCACTCGCTGCCGCCGACAACCTGCTGCTCTGGCACGTTATAGCCAAACGGTCGCATCACCATTGAAGCAAGATCAACAGGCCCGCCAAGCACTGAGGCGAGCCCTCGATAGGCAAGGTCTTTGATTGTCGGGTCAGCCATTTGTCCAGATCTCCTTCACGGCTTTAATGCCTTGCAATGTAGCAGCCTGCTCGTCGTTGTCGATCTTCGCAAGCGTCTCCATAGTCTGCACCCGCTTCAATTCCGCACTAGCCACCGTTTCAACGGTATCGGCCCGAGCCTTCGCCGCCTTCGCCACGGCTTCTTCTGCCGCAGCTTGAAGGAAGATCGCGTTCGGGTCTTGCGGCTGGCCTTCCATTGCTGCCATCATCTGCTGCGCCTCTTCCTCTGTCGGCTTCATCACGCCCAGCTGCACCAGCTTTTTGCGGAAGTACGTGCGCACGTCGTCGATGCCTTCGCCTTCCATGTTCATCATCGCCATCGAGGTCAGCACCTGGCGCGTTTCCGGATCATCGGACACCGCGATCATGTTCGTGATTGAACGCACCGTTGCTTCGCGGCGTGAGACGAAAGACGGGCCAACGCTGGACACCACATCAAACGAGGCTTCCGACAGATCGTTTTCCATCTCAATCTCGCCGGTTTCCTCGTCGATAGTTGGCTTCATCAATTCGACGCTGCCCATTTCACCCATTAGTCCGACGGTCTTCATCTTCCGGCCGGGTTCCACATACACATCGCGGGCCATGCCAAGCCAGATTTCGCCAACGCGCCGCACCATCTTGGCCTGGTTGCTCATGTAGATAAACGTCTGCATGTCGACCCGAGACTGGATCGCTTCCACGGCCTTGCCGGAGATATTGGCTACCATCTTATCGGCTCCTTGCGGATTGCCTAGGATGTCGTTCATATCTGCATCGGTAAGCTGCAACAGCCCTGCCAGTGCTGGTGGGACCGCTGCCGATCTTGTGTAATCGACAGGTCCGCCTACTTGCTGCGAGCCATCGGGCCCGGTGATCGGGTTAATGAGCAAGTAAGGGTAATTCTTGATGTTGTCCTCAGCCCACATCATCTGATGGCCGGCGACTTGCTCAGGCGTCAGGATCGGCTTTTCAACGCTGGACAATGCGCTGATCTCGCCAAGCTTTGAGAGCTGCATATTCTTTAGTCGCTGTGCATCTTTCGCCAGGCGCACATGGCCCATGCAACGCTCAACGTTATCAACGAACCATCGCTTTCCATAGACCGGAACAACAGGAATTGCCTTGCCAGCGATGTATCCGCAATCTTCAAGCACTGCGTTACCGCTCAGGATGTACTTGCGCACCTTGATGCGTTTAACGCGCTTCTGGCGAACCTCACGGCTACCGATCGCCCGCAGGGTTTCTTCGAGGTTTTCGTCGGCCTCAAAATCCGCCTGAGAATATCGTTCTTCCTCACCGTCAATTGTTTCAAAGATGCGAACAGTTTCTTTTACTTCCTCGAGCCGGTAATACTCAGCCACGAAAACCACATCCGGCGTGAGCCAGTCGAATTCGTATTGGTGAATTTCTTTCGGCCAGCTTGAGGGATCGTCGTTCCATTCGGCTTCATACGCATCACGCGTCATCGAGGTGATGACGAAGGCAAACTTTGCGTCGGCCTTATCCTGGCGCTTGGCGTCCAGATCGAAAAACACGCTGGAATCGGCATCGTAAATCGGCTCAATGCGGATTCGCTGCTTTTCGTTTTCGTCGTCTTCTTCGTCTTCGTAGGCGGTGCGAAGGCGTACCGCACCAAAGCCACCACCCACGGCTTCCTCGAAAGCATTGTCGAAGGCTTCTTCAGCGCCAGAATCCTGCTCGTCGGCACGATAAAGACCGTCGCAAAGGTCAGCGAGCTTGTCGTATTCCTCGCCTTCCTTGCTAACAAAATCCACCGTGATCCGGTTGTTGCGGTATTCGTTAATGATCCGAATCACCGCCAAGTGAATTTTATTTACCTCAAACTTAGGCTTATTCTCGAATTGCTCCCCAAGGGGACCTTCCCACTGCGCGCCGGCAATGGAATAAAATCGGCGGTCTTGCAGGCATTGCAGGCGCTCATCACGCAATGCCGACTGGATATTGTCAAACTGGCGCATGGCCTCCTGATGCACTTGTGCCAGCTTTTGTTCGTTTGACATTCGCGCCATGTAATTTAAGCCCTCTGGTTTTCTACATTATTCACCATCGGCTGATAGTTGGCAAGGCGGTGAAAGATACGGGCTTTTTCGGTGCGGCACGCCGAATGCCTTCGCATGCATAACGCAATGCGTCGATAACGTGGTTTTTCTTATCCTCAAGAATTGGCAATATCTTCCCAGTCAGCGGGTCTGTTTTGTACGAATACAGGGTTAGTTCATCAATCGTATGCACGCACCTCGAGTGAACAACGATGTCGTAAGTCTTGAGCCACTCAACGCCCTCCTCAAGCGACTTCGGGCCCTTCACAGCTGCCATGATCTTCGGAAAGCCATTCTTTTGCATGAATGAAATCGTCTCGGGTCGGGCAGAATCGGCCACGATCGGCCATTTTTCCGACTCTGGCACCGTCATGAACAGGTCAGGCGTGTCCATGATCTCGCAGCCTACGCGGTAGGCTTCGAAGTCAATGTAGAGCGTGCGCCCGATGATGTGACATCTAACAAGCGTGGTCGGATCCACGGCAAAGCCCCAGTCAGCGCCCAAGCGGTGAATTGCATCGGCCGGCGCTTCGAATTCCTCAACGCGCCAGTTGCGGAATACACGCGCTTCGCTGTTTGACAGGTAGCCACCGCGCCACACGTGGTGAAACTTGTCCGGGTCGCGGCGCTTGTCGTACTCCATTTCGTCTCGCAGGACGTCAGGAAACCACGGGTTATCCTCGTAATTGACGGGCAGCACAACACCGTCGGGCGGTGGATTAGGCCCGCGCAACAGGTGATCCACCGGGTCAGATGCCTGCCGTGGGTTCCATGTGAACCACAGTTCGCTTTCAGGCTTTCGGATTGTCGGGCGAAGCAAATCCAACGATTTCTGGCTCAAGCTTTGGGCTTCTTCCACCCACGCCCGGTCGTATCCTTCGAGCGACTTGATCGAGTCGGCGGTGTGATTCTGCATCCCTTGGAAGATAATCAGGCCGTCGCCCTTCTTTGACTTAATGACGGCCTCTTGCACCTCGAAGTAAGCTCCCGCGTTCATTTGCTCAATCTTCATCTCAAGAAGGCGTTTCACTGATTGGCTCAGCGACTTCTGCACCTCTCGCACGCACACGCTTCGGCTTTTCGGGTCGATGATGTGGGCTTCGATCATCATCTCTGCAAAACAATGGCTCTTGCCCGAGCCGCGGCCACCAAACGCGCCTTTGTATCGCGACGGTTTAAGCAGGGGCAAGGCCCATCGAGGCGTGTCAATCTTGAGCGTTGTCAACCTTTCACCTCATAGTCTTTGAACACAACTCCCTTGCTTGCATCACCCACCTTGCAAGCCCGTACCCAAAAAGTTTTCCCGT